TGTGTTTAAAAAAATGATCAAAATCCACGATAATCCAATCACCGTGTTTTTGTGAGGTGTAGTACATAAATTGATCAGTGATCCAAGTGTACTTAGATTGCAGTGCAATAAACTTGCCTTTTCTAGTAACTTTAATAAACAATACGTTTAAGTCATTAGTATCAGCAACAGCCATTAACTGGTCTAGCCAAGCATCAAGTTGCTTGCAGTCACCAGTTAAAACTAAATGAAACGGAAAATCAGCATAGTTTTTTGCTTCAGCATTAAAATTACTCCAAGAATCAGGGGGAACAATGTCTCCCTTGAAGTTTTTAATTTGATTTTCACTAAGTGATTGTTTACGATGTGTATTAGCACCACCTATAAATGCACCTGAGTTAGGTACTCTTACAAAATGGTCTTGGTATAAGTCAGACATATACTTAGCAACATCGCGTTCCCACGAACTTCCTTTAGATTTACTTTTTGATGGCATACTGTTAATTATCTTATTTCACACTGTCCAAATTATTTTATACATCTTCACTGCTTGTATCAAACGTTGTAAATCCATTTTCTTTTACTACTTTTAATACGTTGTTTACTCGGCTTATTAAATCATCTTTATGACTAATTAACCAAATTGATTTATTTCTTGTTCTATTCATATCTTTTAAGACTGATAATGAGTTTTCAACACCTGCACCATCTGTGCCATTATCAAGCAATTCATCAATAAACATTACGTTAATAGGAGAGTATAAGTTTTCCCACACATCTCTAAATGCCCATGACAATGCTAAGATAACTCTGTTCATTTCTCCCCTGCTTAAATTATGAAAGTCAAGGTCTCTTCCAAGTTCAGTAATTTCTACACTTAAGTCGTTTTTGAACACAACTTGATGAGGCAATCCAATCTTGTCAAGATAATGCGTCAATCTGTTGTTAAGATACGACAAGTTCTGATCTATGATCTTTTTACGAACAAATGAGTCCTTACTAGTTAACAAATCAATCAAAAACTTTAAATGATCGTAATTTTTAGACAAATTATTGATTGTATCAAACTTGATTTCTTGTAAAGCACTTTTCTTCATATCTATAATTTGATCAGCATATGGATCAATTTCTTCTGCTTTCTTTTCTAATTGTTCTAATAAACTACCAATCTTGGATTTGTGTTCAATTGCTTCTTGTTCAGTATCATAATAAGTTTTAGGCATAGTGCCTAATTCTTCTACTACAAATTCATTTATTTGTTCAACATAAGGATCAACTTCACTTTGTTTAGCATTAATCAAATTCAAAATACTTTCTAACTCAGAGTTATGCTTAAAAGCTTCTGTTTCAGTTTTGTAATAAGTTTTAGGTTCCAAATCCAATTCAAATACTAAATTTTTATTTTTTTCTAATTCATTTTGAGTTTGGGCAACATCTTCTTGTGCAGACAAAAGCAAAGCTTCTTTTTGACTTAAAACTTCATCATGCTTTGTATCATGTAAATCTTGTCCGCAAGCATAGCATTTATGATCTTTAAGGGTTTCAACTTCTTTTAATAGCTTGTCTACTAGCTTTTCTTCTTTGGTTAGAGTAGCTTGTAATGAAACAATTGTTTTGTTTACGAGAGCTAGTTCTACTGTTTTCTTTTTAAATTCAGCTAAGTCTTTATGAAGTTGTAGTTCTTCAACAATATCAATATGGCTTAACAAGTCATATGATCTAACTAACGCAGCAATTTCACTTTCGTTCTTTTCTTTCCAAAGTGATTGTCTAGCAACCAATCCATTATAAACGTCTTGTTTCTTTTTCTTTTCACTGTAAATGGCTAATGACTTATGGGCAGTTAATTCTGACTCAATATCAATTTTGCTTAAATCTTCATAAGTAATAGCAAGTTTACTTAAGTCTTCTTCGTGCTTTGTTGTCCATAGTTTTTGTCTGCGGATTAAACTTTCAATTTGTTCTTGAACACGTTTGTTGGCTTCTTCAATTGCCTTAACTTTAAACTCTTCTAGTTGAATTTGATCTTTTGTTTCTTTAGCTTGGATCTTTAACTTTTCTGCCTTTTCAGACAATAAAGTAATACCCAACAGTTGTTCAATAATATTACGTTGATCATTAGCTTTCATAGCTAAAAATGGTTCAGTATAGGTATTTAACGCAACTATGTGCTTAAACATATCACCTGACATGTTTAATGTTTTTTCTATTTGAACTTGAGTCTCTTTGTTTTCGCCCTGAGCAGAATCTTCGCTTTCTTTAACTGCTTCGCCGCCGATATAAAACTTTAATAAGTTGGGTTTTCTACCGCGTTCAATTTTATACTCAGTACCGTTAACATCAAATTCAAGTGTAACTAACATTGCTTTTGCGTTAGTTCGGTTGATTAGATTATCTTTTCTGATATTGTTAATAGGTGATCCAAACAAAGCATAAGACAGTGCTTGAATTAGCGTAGTTTTACCTACACCATTTCTGTTATCTAACCCACCCAAATCTAAGTTTTCACCTAGAATAAGAGTAAGTTCTTTGTTGTCAAAGTTTACGGCTTGGGTGATATTTCCTACTGATAAAAAATTGCGTATGGTGATATTCTTAAGTGTAATCATAAGTTTTTATAAATATCCAGGAGTATCTTTGTATCATAAAATTCACTTTCAATGTTAGTGATTTCTTGTAATATAATTTGGTCTACTGACTCAAACTTTAACTCATTTTGAGCATTGTCTTGTGAAACACTATCGCCTTTAATTGAAATTAGCGTCATTTCTCTAAGATCGTGCTGAGGGATTAATGTTTCTTTGATAAAACTAGCTTCTTCAAAACTAATATCAATGTCAAGATGTACTCTAACATGTGAACGAGGTAACAGCAATCCTTCTGGATTATCTAAGATTTCACTTAGCTTATACACTCTATAAGTTGGTTGTTTGGGCCAAGCATGAAATTCGGGTTCTTGATCCCATTCTAGAATCATCATTCCCCTAGCATCATCACCAGCATCTGCGTAGTTGTGAGGGAATGCATTTCCAATATACCAAATGTTTTTTCTAGCTTGTCGCTTGTGAAAATGCCCTGAGAATACTTTTTCAAACCCACTAACGTGAGTATCATTAAGTTCTCCGTGATCGGGCATCTCGACCATTGCGTTCATCTTAAAGAATGGCAATTCAAAATGTCCAAATAAGTATTTGCCCTTCATTTTTGCTAGCTTTTTAAAGTCATCTCCGATCAACCACGGAGCGATAACAACATCCCCGTGTTTGAACCAATCGTTAACAATTATGATATTGGGTAGATGCTTAGCCCATTCAACTGAACTGATATCTCTACGATCTCTAAAGAAAAGATCGTGGTTGCCTGGAATAAAGTATACTTTTTCAAACGCATCGTTCAATTTTTCTAATGCTCTTAGCCCAAATTGTAGTGTTTGAATGTTAATACTTGCTCTATGATGATTCCAATCACCTAAGAAAAAACAAGTTTCACAACCCTCTTGTTTGGCTTGTTGAATAAACCATTCAACAAAGTCTAAGCAATCTTGATTGTGAATCGTGCTATTGCTCTTTAATCCATAATGAATATCTGTAAAAACTGCTGCTTTTTTAAATAAATTGTTAGTCATAGACCGTAGTATAGTATGTTATTTGAATGTTATCAACTAGAACGGTAACATTAACCCTGATAGTCTTTGTCAGAGTTTTCACCCTGTCTAGTCCAACTTGGGGCTAATCCATTCATTTCTAAAATATCATCTCTGATATGTTGTACTCGTTTTTCGGTATTCAATACTCTACAAAAAGAATTGGTTACCGCTGCGGTATAATATGCGAATGGATTAGCTGATTTTGCTTCATTAAAACGTAGTCCAACATAAGTTAGCTGTAAAATCGCTGCCCCTTTCATTTCATCATTATAAGTATATCCACGCCAGTTAAACTTCATAGCATACTTTTCACATAACATAATGTACATTCTAGCAAGCTTATCAGTAAGATTGCCGTGATCTTTAGAAAACTCACCGGTTTCCAAATCGCCTTTCCAATGTGACTTGCCCACACATATAAAACTGTTGTTTTCGTCTAGTTTAAAATGTTGGAATGGGGGAAAGTTTACTTTGACATGTACCATGTCGTCTACTTCAGCTTTAGTTACTGGGTCTTCTAAATCTGCGAAGGCATCAGATAAATCAGTATCTTCAAAATCAAAAATATCTTTAGCAGTTTTCTTTACTACAGTTTTTCTAGGTTGTTTTATAGAAACAGGAACGTGGTCCCAAGTCATTACCCTAAAGATAAGATCGGTTGCGGGTATTGATTCAGGAAGAATTTTTTCTCCCAATTCATACGACAGTCTAGTAGCTCTAGTTTCTTTTGCTTGCTGAATTTGTTCAGGGTTGAAAGCATACTCTAAACTTGTTTCAATGCTTTCTGTAGGTTTATCAATAATAATGTCATATCTGTGATACTCTTTTTGAACGAACGAACAGTATGAATTTTTACTTTCATGAATCTGTTTTAAAATATCTTTGTTGTTTAAATAATTAACTTTTTTTACTGGTGTGATAATCATAATACCTCTTAATGGTTGTAGAAGTTAAATTCTATATAATTCAAGTGTTTATTGCAAGCACAAAGGGAAAATTTGGTGATTTTTTGAATGATAAATATAATTACTATTTATCATAAAGGATAAAACTACATGAGTTTATTGACGGACAGTCTTGCGGGACTAGCAAGAAATGCAGCTAGGGGGTTAGTAGGAGAGATAGCTAGAACCATAATTTCTCCTACTCAACAAGCACAAGAACCCTCTACAGACGATTGGAGAGTACGACTATCACTAGCACCCGGTGCAACTTATTTATATAAGGATAAAACAAACGCTTTGTTAGCGCCTTTAAGAAATACTGAAGGAGTAATATTCCCTTACACTCCTACGATAAATGTTACTTATCAGGCTAATTATAATGATACTGAGATAGTTCATTCTAATTATAAGATTTATCAATACAAAAATAGTTCAGTAGACAATATAACCATAACATGTGATTTTACTGCGCAAGATACGTATGAAGCTAATTATATGTTAGCAGTTATACATTTTTTTAGAAGTGCAACAAAAATGTTTTATGGACAAGATCAAAATCCATTAGCGGGAACTCCCCCTCCTTTATGTTTTTTATATGGTTTGGGAGCATATCAATTTGACAAGCATCCGTTAGTTATTAGTAACTTTACATACACGTTACCTAACGATGTAGATTATATCAGAGCAGGAATAACTAGTTCACCTGCAGGTGTATTGTCACCAAATCAGGATGAGGATAAAGACCCGCCTAATTTATTAGAAAGAATAGGAAATATAGGAAGTATTATTCGTTTAGCAGGAAGAATATTACCCGGCGGTAATCCGGTTCCTCCTGTGTTTTCACCGCCCACTCCGGGATCAGGTGAAGGAACTTATGTACCTACAAAAATCACTATGACAATAACTGCTTTACCGGTAGTAAGTAGAAATGAGATCAGCACTGAGTTTAGTCTTAAAGATTATGCTTCAGGTAAGTTATTAAGAGGATCCCAGCGTCCCAATGGCGGAGGAATGTGGTAATGCCTAACAATATATATCCAGCTACTAGCCCTTATTATAATACAAAAATTACTGATGCTAAATTTTTAGATGTTTTAGAATATAGATTTATTCCAAAAGATCAGTCGGATGTTCTATTCACACTAACCGCAGTTTATCAGTATAGACCAGATTTACTAGCATTTGACTTATATAACGATCCTAAGTTATGGTGGGTGTTTGCAGAAAGAAATCCCAACAAATTAGGATACGATCCATATTTTGATTTCGTAGAAGGTTTAGAAATATACATACCTAAAATGAGTACGTTACAAGAAGCATTGGGAATATAATATGGTAACTAGAGCAGTAGATGATGATAATGGATTTAGAATGCAGGGAGTTATGCCTGCCTCTTCTAATAATACCTCGTCTAGAAGAACTAATAACGGACCAGGAAAAAGAACAAAAAATCCTCTTGGTTATTTTACTAGTCACACTTATCAGTTAAGTTTATACATGATCACTCCTGATGCATATGACGCATTTGTTCAGTCGGGTAGACGAGATATAAATGCGGTAAACAATGTTGAAGGTAATCAAACAGCAGGAGCATTGTTAATTGCTCAAAGCGGAGGTATTAACAACACTAATTCTAAACGTGCCCCGGGATTTGATCTAGACTATTATATAGATAATCTTAGTTTAAAAACTTTTACTGGTCCAAAACAAACTGGTTCAGAAACTAATACTACTTCTGTAAGATTTCAAATCATAGAACCATATGGATTTTCTTTTATTACCAAATTAAAACTTGCGTCTGACGAAATACAAAATTATAGTAAGACTCTTGGAAATAGTGAATATCTTATACAAAATCCTTCTAAACAATTTTTTGTACTGGGTATCAAGTTTTTAGGTTATGATGAAAATGGTAATATAATGACGGGCAACAAAGTCTATGACGGTAATCAATTAGATTCAACCGCGCAAGATAGTTCGGCGATATTTGACCGATATTATGACATATTCATTACTGGTATAAAGTTTAAAATAGATGGTAACGCAACAACTTATAACATAGAAGCTAATTCAATTCCTCCTAGGGCTGCGTTTGGTGTTAAAAGAGGAATGATAAAAACCAATACAACAATAACGGCTGCAAATGTACGCACAGCCATAAATAAAATACTTGCTACTATGACTGATTTAGAAAAACAATTAGCAGAAAACAAGGCGTGTGTTCACCCTAATACTTATGAAGCAATATACGTAGGTGATGGTGTAAGTGATATAGAAACAGCAAGTATAGATATTCCTGAAGATTATTTACTATATAACTGGGAAGGAAGTCAAGCACAAAACACAACGCAGTCAACTATTGCTGTAGAAGCATCTGCCGACCCTAATAACACAGAACGACAAATAACATTTAAAAACGACACTCCTATAATACAAGCTATATCACAAATTATATCTCAAAGTAAGTATTTGAGAGATGCGCTAAAAAAAGTATATGATAACGATTTGCAAGCTAAGTCAGGAACTTATCCAGGTGACGATCCAGGCAACAGTAAAAGTATAGCTTGGTTCAATATAAGTGCAAAAGTAGAAAATCCTAAATGGGATCCTATAAGAAAAGATTTTGCATATAATATTAAATATTATATCACGCGGTATGAAACTCCTATTGTACAAAGCATATACTCAAATGATGGAGTAAATTATTACGGTCCTCACAAAACATATGAGTATTGGTATTCAGGGCAAAATTCTGAAATAATTTCATATGAACAAACTCTTAACAATAGTTATTATAACGTTGCTTTATCAGACTTACCTATTGATAGAACAGAACCAACTGAAAACAATTCTCTAGTAGGTGCTGAAGCATTGAATAATGGTTCAGGAGTAACCGGTACCGGTTCAATAGGACCTGAGGGAAAGGCTGCTCAAAACAATTATCTTACTAGTTTATTTGATCCCGGTTCTTTTGCTACCGCTAAAATAACTATCTTAGGGGATCCTGATTTTCTAGCACAAGACTCTCCTGGATCTATTGATGAACTATATAGCAGATTTTACGGAGATGATGGATTTACTATAAATCCAGCCGGTGGTCAAGTTTTCATAGAAATATCTTTTAAAGAAGCTATTGATTTAGATTATGAAAAAGGCTACTTAGATATCAATGATAGAATTTTATTTTGGAAATATCCTGATTCTATCGCAAAACAAATCAAGGGAGTGATTTACTTGGTTACTGTTGTTGATAGTACATTTGCCGGAGGAGTGTTTAAACAAGTTTTAACTTGTGTGATTGAAACATTAGGTGAGTTCAAAAATGAACTACCGAATGACCGAGAACCCTCTACTACCCCTGCTACTAGTTCACCTACTGGGTTAGTAGAAGACAGATTTAATATACTTTCTCCTCTAGGGGTTACTGCTACCACTAGACCCGGATACCCCGGCTTGCCATTAAGGCAACCAGCACAAGATGATTAATATTAAGGTTATATATGCCACAAGATTATGAAAAGTTTAGAGGTCCCACAAAAAGAAGTAGACCCGAAGCAGGCGGAGCCAATACCAGAACCGTTCCTGTTTTTGGTATAGTAAAAGACAATATAGACCCTAATAGATCGGGAAGACTAAAAGTTTATATTTCTGATTTTGGTGGGTTAAATCCAGATGACTCTTCAAATTGGGTTTCTGTGGGGTATATGTCTAGTTTTTTCGGTAGACTAACCGGTGAAGACGCAGGATCTAACCCCGATAATTTTGGAAAATATATTCAAAATCCCTCATCTTATGGCGAATGGCATGCTCCTCCCGATATAGGCACTGTTGTAATTTGCGTATTTGTTAATGGTGACATGAACTATGGTTTTTATATAGGGGCAGTACCCGAACCACAAACATTACAAATGGTTCCTGCTATTGGCGCAGAAGAAACAGTAGTACCCAATGAAGGGGAAGCTAATTCATATGGCGGTGCCACTGTTTTACCTGTAACAAATATGAATATTAATAACTTTTCGGCTGCGTACAGTTCTGATTTTATAAAAACTCCTAAACCAATTCACAGTTATGCCGCTGCTATCATGGCACAACAGGGTATTATTCGTGATCCAATACGCGGGCCTATTACATCAAGTGCGCAAAGAGAACCTGCAAGCCGTGTAGGTTGGGGCGTAAGTTCCCCTGGGAGACCTATTTATGAGGGCGGGTATGATGATCAAACAATAGAAAGTAACTTATCCGCTAATCCTGAACGATTGCGAGTCGTTGCAAGAAGAGGAGGTCATTCTATTGTTTTAGATGATGGTGATGCTCTTGGAAATGATGATCTAGTAAGAATTCGTACTGCTAGAGGTCATCAGATATTAATGAGTGATAATGGTCAAACATTAATGATCTTGCATTCTAATGGTCAATCATATATTGAGTTGGGTAAAGAAGGAACTGTAGACATTTACGCTACTAATTCTATTAACTTACGAACTCAGGGTGACTTAAATTTACACGCAGATAATAATGTTAATATTCATGCTAAAAAAGATATGAATTTTTATGCGGAAAACATGAATTTCACTACTGAAAAAGAATTGAATCAAAGAGTGGGTTCAGATTACAAAGGCTTTACAGTAGGAACACATACAGAAAAAGTAACAGGAGCCATGAGTTTTGAATCGGCAGGTGAATCTTCTTTTGCAAGTTCTAGCGATACTTATATTAACGGTGCAAAAATAAATCTAAATTCAGGAAAAGCATCAACTAAACCAGAAGAAGTAGAAGCTATTACTATCACAGCACATACAGATACTTTATTTGATCAAGAAAAAGGATTTACAGCAGCACCCGGTAAACTTAACAGTATAACTTCACGGGCTCCTGCTCATGCGCCGTGGTCAAATGCCGGTCAGGGGGTAGACGTTCAAACAGATTTAAGTGCATCTTCACAATTACCCAGCCCGCCTTCTTTGGCTTTAGGTAATGCAACTACGGCAGGTATAAGCACTGGAGTAAATCCAGTAGCCGCAGCAACCGCAGCGTCTGTTCCTAATTTGTCTGCTGCTAGTCAGAATCTTGATATTAATACTACTGGAGCAGTTTTGGGATCCATTGCACAAAATACGCAGAATGGTCCGTTTAGAGTAGCACAACAACAAGGCGCAGCTATAGTAGAATCAAGTACCGGTCAGTCAGTGTTGGGTGTTGGTGCCTTTGGACAAACTCCTGACAAACTTGAAAAAGCGGGAGTGTTAAAACCTGGATCAAATAGATTAATTAACTCATTAGTACAATCAGGGGCAAATACTTCTCAGTGCATGCCTGATGCTTTATTTTCTGGTCAAACAGGAGCAGAAAATTTAACTAACTTAACTAGAAATGTTACCGCTCAAGCCAATGTTGAAGTTATTAATTTACAAAAAACTCAAACAGAACTTACAAATGCAGGAGTGTTAACAGGTAGAGAATCCGCCGGTGAAGTAGCGGGAGTAGTGTTGGCAGGTTCTACTACTGGAGTACAGAACACAATAGATGCAGTAAAAAACACATCGTCAGGAGAATCATCAGGTGCTAGTGTTCCTAATGAAACTATAAAACAAATAGGATTTGGAGCCGCCGCAGCTAGGGTAGCATCAGTTGTAACAGGAGTATTTGGTGGGTTAACTCAATCATTAGCAGCTATGACTGGGTTTTCAAGTCAGCGTTCTGGAGTAGAATCGTCTGCGTTTTCATCTATATCACAAAGTTTTGCAAAAATGAAACCAAATCAACCTCAGAATTTAAAAACAATAAACAATACTAGTGCAGAAAAAACGCAATTATTATCTAATCAAAATTCTCAAACTAATACAAATATTGTATCAACTATTGTAGGTGGTGTAGCAGGTGCTGCTATTGGCAATCAAGTGGGTGGAGGATCAGGACGAGTTGTTGCAACGGCTGCTGGGGCAGTAGCTGGATCATTGATAGGCTCCAATTTAACAAGAAAACCTAGAAAGTCTGCGGTACCCTCTGAGGCAAGCGGAGTATCTAACTTGCCAGGAGGAGAAAAAGTACTTTCTATGGTTAAAGAAGGAACCGATGCTGCTAAGAATGCACTACCAGGCACCACTCAACTAAAGAGCGCGATAGATTCTCAAACTACTGACAAAGTAAATAACTTAACAACTTCTACTTCTGGTAAATTTAGTTCTGTTAAGGATGCGGTAACCGCTAAGCTATCCGTAGCTGAAAAAGCGCAACTAGCATCCGGGCTATCATCTATCGCAACACAAGGAAAGCAAAAAATTAAATTGCCTACAGTAGCTACTAACACAGTTGACAGAAGTAAGATAACCTTATCAACTAAATCTTTGTTAGGTGATAATAAGATTCCTGAACCTGACTTTACTGGAGAACCCAATCGTAGACCATCCGTTAATACTAGTACCGCTAGTACCCAATATGATGCTAGGATAGAACAATTAAGAGCAGAAATAAGTGTAATAGATGCAGAAATCGTTACAGTAACGCAACAGTCTCAAGAAGCATTTAATTTGCGACAAAACTCTTTACCAGGAGACGTTGAGTGGAGACAAAAGTTTAATGATTCTGAAACAAAACGAAGGGCATTAGTAACAGAACGAATTAGTAAAGAAGGAAATCTTAATATGTTGATTACTAATAGGGATAGGGGATAAATACACTATGCCAACATATATCGGATTTAGTACAATCAACGCAGACAAACCAAAAACTACTAATGCTAAACCGGGCGGTGCTGCCGGTACCGGCGGCATAACCAATCCTATAGTATTTGGTAAAAAGTTTAGAATGGTAGACAGTCAACTAGTTATCCAAGACTTGATAAATGCTTTAAACATACAGTTAGGGCAAAAAGTAGGTCAACCGGGCTATGGCACGACAGTTTGGTCTTATGTTTTTGAACCTAATACTGTGGACACACAACGTCAAATTGAAAATGAAATAAGACGAGTAGCTAATCTGGATCCCAGAATACAGTTAAATTATGTACAAGTTTATCCTAGAGATAATGGTATATTAGTTGAAGTAGAAATGGCAGTTAGTCCGTTCAATGAAGCATCAGTGTTAAGTATGTTTTTTAATCAGGATACATCAGTAGTATCACCTATATAATCTAAAAACTCGGTTTTTTAATAATGATAAATATATCATATATTAACCGAGACTTATTATGGCAACCTCATCAAGACAAAGCGGACTTTTTGGAGTCAACGACTGGAAACAAATATACCAGACATTTAGAGAAGCAGATTTTAGAAGTTTTGATTATGAAACTTTACGAAAAAGTTTTATAGACTATCTGCGTTTATATTACCCTGAAACGTTCAATGATTATATTGAAAGTTCAGAGTTTATCGCTTTATTAGACGTTATGGCCTATATGGGTCAAGGTCTTGCTTTTAGAAACGATTTAAATTCTCGTGAAAACTTTATTGACACTGCTGAACGCAGAGACTCTGTAATAAAATTAGCTAACTTAGTAAGTTATACTCCTAAAAGAAACTTAGCCGCTCAAGGCTATTTAAAAGTTACTAGCATTCAAACTACTCAAAATTTACTTGATATAAATGGAGTAAATTTAAATAACACTCCTATACTTTGGAATGATCCTGCTAATCCAAATTGGTTAGAACAATTTAACACTATTATCAACGCTACATTAGTTGATACTCAAAGAATAGGTAGACCAGGCAATACAGCAGAATTGTTAGGGATAACTACTAACGAATATGCGATACGCATACCAGACAATAGCTTGCCAATAGCTCCATTTAACTCAACAGTAGATGGACAAAACATGAACTTTGAGTTAGTTTCTGTTACCACATTGGGTGAAGATTATGTTTATGAAATTCCACCTGCACCTAGTACTAGATTTAACATTCTATATCGTAACGACAAGTTAGGATTTGGTAGTCCAGAAACAGGGTTCTTTTTCTACTTTAAACAAGGCAACTTACAAAACTTTGATTTTAATTTAGAACAACAAATTTCAAATCAAACAGTAGATATAGGAAGTATACAAGGTGTTAATAATACAGATACTTGGTTGTATCAGTTAAACAATAACAATGGTGATAGAACACTTTGGAGAAAAGTTGATAATGTTTATGCTGATGCTTACTTACAAACAGAATTTTCTGATAAAAAAATATTTTCAGTAAACTCTAGATTTAACGATCAAGTTACATATATATTTGGCGATGGTGTATTTTCAGAAGTTCCCGTAGGCGCTTTTAGAGCATATGTTCGTTCAAGTAACGCGCAAACTTATGTAATTGAACCTTCGGAAATGCAAGGAATAACAGTAGCGTTTACTTATGTAAACCGTCAGGGTAGAAATGAAACACTAACTGTTGGTTTAGAATTACCTTTAACTGTTTCTAACGCATTAGCTAGAGAACCATTAGCTGAAATCAAGCAACGCGCACCTACACGTTACTATACTCAAAACAGAATGGTAAATGGTGAAGACTATAACAACTTCCCTTATACTCTTTATAGTTCTATCATAAAAAGTAAAGCTATTAATCGTAGTTCTGTGGGCATATCTAAAAACTTTGATTTGTTAGATCCTACAGGAAAGTATTCAAGCACTAATTCTTTTGGATCAGATGGCGCGCTTTATCAAAATGAGAATGATGGATTTTTAACTCTTACGATTAATAACATAAGTGATATTATTGCGTTCTTTAATAATACACTTGCTTCTGTTCTAGCAGATAATAAAGCTAATCAGTACTATATTCAGAATTATCCTAGATATAACGTTACCTCTGATATTGGTAACGGTACTGTATACTGGCAAACAAGTTCAGTAGAAGCTTCAAGCGAAACAGGTTATTTTTACAGCATATTAGGCAGTAACAACACTCCTGTTTCTTTAGGTACATTTTCTACTGACACTACCAAGTATGTAACCACTGGCGCGATATTAAAATTTGTTCCGCCGAATGGTTTCTATTTTGACTCAAACAATAGACTAGTAGCAGGTATCGCACCTAACGTTAGTCAAACTTATATTTGGGTAACCGTATTAAATGTAGTAGGAGATGGGAGCAATAACAATCAAGGTAGTTTCGCCAATGGTACCGGGCCAGTAACGTTAAACGGTTATGTGCCTTCTGGCGTAACATTAACACAAGTTATCCCTGTGTTTGACAATTCATTATCTGCTACACTAATTAATGAATGCGTGGAGCGTATGGAACTACAACTACCGTTTACGCTAGTGTTCAATAACTCACTTACTATTAACGAAGAACGCTGGTCTATTCGTCCCATAACTGATACAAATTATTTTGTGAAATTTGAAAGCTTACCTAATGCAAACAGATACAATATTACTTACAAGTCATTAACTTATTACTTTGGCAGTGTAGCAGATACTAGATTTACTTTTTCAAGAAATCAATTAGTATATGATCCATTTACTGGAAAAGTAATTCAAGATTTTATCAATGTACTACAAGTAAATTCACAGCCAAATTCTTCACAAAGTTTAGGAAAAGATATTAAAGTTAATATTTTAGGACAAACAGTTGAGTCAGATGGTTATGTAAATGATTTCCAAGTTGAAGTTGCGGCAACTGATGTTAATAATAGACAATTAATACTTAACCCAGATTTCTTTGAACAAATTACTGGTTATCAGACAGATACAACAAATATAGGTATATATGTATTCTTTAGAGAAGTTCAAGATGCTATTAACTTAACCAGAGAACTTATAGTCCCAACAACAGATGTTGTGTTTCAGTTTGCTACTAAAACACAAGTAGAAGTTGTAAAATATGATTATCCATTGGGACAGTTATTTTATGCTTATAGTGAAACTAACAGTGAAGGGTTGAACAATGTGTTCTATAAAACAGTACAAGATCAAACAGTAACTACGCCTTCTTATATTCTTGTAGTACAGCCTGAGTATTTTGTAAGACCCGGCAGACAAGGATTGTCTTTCCAGTACAGGCATAATTCTAACAATAGCACAAGAATAGACCCAGCAACTACTAATATTATTGATCTTTATGTAGTTACTCAAGCATACTATACTGCTTATCAAAACTGGATTCAAGATTCAACTAATACAATACCTATGCCAGATATGCCAACGATCAATCAACTAAATCAAGAGTACAGCCAAGTTCAAGATTTCAAAATGTTGTCGGATTCAGTAGTGTTAAATAGTGTTGTATTCAAACCGTTATTTGGTCCTAAAGCAGATTCTGCGTTAAGAGCTACTATAAAGGTGATTAAACAAAGCAGAACAAATGCTAGTGACAGCGAAATTAGAAGTGCAGTGCTAACAGCAATGAACGAATATTTCAATGTTAATAATTGGAACTTTGGAGATACGTTCTTTTTCTCAGAACTAAGTGCATATCTACATGCTGAATGCGGAGAGTTAATTAGCTCTGCTGTGTTAGTTCCAAATGATCCTAGCAAACGCTTTGGTGATTTGTATGAAATAAAATGCATGCCTTACGAGATTTTCGTAAACGCAGCGGTAGCAAATGATGTATTGGTTGTAGCGGCGTTAACGCCCGCAGAGTTACAAATTAGGTAGGTTAGTAAATGACAACAAGAGTTAGAACTTTAAATTTTCTTCCAGAAATTTTTCAGACAAAAACAAACACTGAGTTTTTGTCAGCAACACTAGACCAACTAGTTAATCCCCCTATCATTAAAAAGATACAGGGATATGTTGGTAGTAAAGTTGGATATGGTGTTAATGCTAATGACTATTACGTAACTGAACCTACTAAAACACGAACAGACTATCAACTTGATCCTGGTGTAGTTTTCACAAAAACTAATCAAACAACTGCTCAAGATTTTATCAGCTATCCAGGTATGCTAGACGCACTAGAATTGCAAGGCGGTATAACTAATAATAACTCAAGACTATTTGAAAGTCAAATTTATTCTTGGGATTCATTTACTGATTTAGATAAAGTTGTAAACTATAACCAGTACTACTGGATACCAACTGGTCTTCCTGCTGTTACTGTATCATCCGCGTTAGTTTATTCAACCAATGAGTACATTGTTACCGATTTAGCAAACGGGTATAACATTAGAGAAGCAGGATCATCAGCCGGCAGCACCAACCCTACTATTACATTATTGCGTGGCGGTGTTTATCGTTTTATTGTAAATCAACCGTCACAGTTTTGGATTCAAGGTGAGCCTGGAGTATCAGGCTTTAGTCCTATTCAGCCTAACTTACCTGTAAGAGATGTATATGGTGTAAGCAACAACGGAGCAACTCAAGGTGCAGTTACGTTTACTGTGCCTAACAAAGACGCACAAAACGAATTCATATTCCCGGGTAATAACCAAGTTGATTTAGTAACATCAACCCCATATGGTTCAATAAGTGGTTTGTTACTAAGTCAAATAACAGCTAACGGCGGCATTGATGGTGTTACCGCAATTGAAGGGTTGTCTGTATTGTTTTACAACACAGGTATTGTAAATGAGCAAGCTAATTTAGGTGCATACGATTTACAACAGTTTGATCAAGATCAACCAGGATTATCTTTATCATTTGATACTAATAATTTTATAACACAAGTTAATCAGTATTTTTATACAGTTACATACATAGATAATCCTAATGATCCTTTAGATCCTTTTGTAGTATTATTACCAGATACACTGATTCCTATTGAAGAAAAGATAACAGCTACTTTTGGTACTCAGTGGATAAACCGACAATTTTATAGAAATACTCTAGGTGTTGTATCTTTAGTACCTTATATTACTGCACCTCTTAATCAGCTTTATTACCAAGACGGTACTTCTGCTAACAAAGTAGGTTTGATTAAAATAGTTGAAAGTAATATTACCAACACAATAAATGTAGAAGTTGACATATTAGGTAAAAAGAATTACACTTCAACCAACGGCGTTGTATTTACTAATGGATTAAAAGTTGAATTTGACGGCGATGTTATCCCTTCAAGTTATTTGTCAGGTGAGTATTACGTAGAAGGTGTGGGTTCAGCAATAGAATTAATACCAGTAGAAACATTAGTATCACCTGAAGATTTTACTACCGGCACGTTTATACCATTTGATACAACACCGTTTGATGCTTCAAACTTTGATAGTGATTTGTTTGTACCTGCTGAACTAGATTATATTACTATTGCTAGAAACGCAATAAACAAAAACGCTTGGTCTAGAAGCAATCGTTGGTTTCATACTCAAGTAATTAATCAAACTGCGGTTTATAACAACAACCCTAACATAACAACTGAATATGCTACCGCAGAAAACAAAGCAAAAAGACCTATTATAGAATTTTATCCTAACTTAAAACTGTTTAACTCAGGTACCGTAGGAAAACAACCAGTAGACTTTATTGATCAAAGATCAACAGATGCGCTATCACAAATACCAGGATTAGATAACTACTTTCCTGACGTAGAAGTTTATACACAGAATACAGCAAACATCACAGGTGTAACAGGAACTTCTACTACTATTACAGTTCCAACTCAAGATATCGTAGGTACTTTTCAAGTAGGCCAATATGTTAGTGATTATTTGAACATACTACCTATTAACACACAAATTACTGCTATCACTACAGCAAGTACTAACACCGTATTAACAGTTTCTTGGGCAGTTAGTCAATCAGTTGGTTCGGTTTCTAATATAGCTATTATTGCTACTGATACTACTGTTAATAACTATGAAGTATTTGATGGCGCAAGAATTATATTTGCTGCTGATACAGATTTAAACGTAAAAAACAAAATTTACGTAGTTAGTCTTTCACAATTAACTATTGGTTCTGACCCGGTTATTACATTAACCGAAGCACTAGACGGTAATTGTGAAGAAAACGATCAAACAGTAATCTTACGAGGATATAACAATCAAGGTAATAGTTTTTACTTTGATGGTACTGAATGGATTTTAGCACAAGAAAAAGTTACTGTAAATCAAGCTCCTTTATTTGATGTATTTGATGAAAACGGAATCAGTTTTAGCGATCCAGTAAGTTATCCAGGTACTTCATTTACTGGATGTACATTATTTTCATATGGGCTTGGTGTAGGAATTGATGATCCTATTTTAGGATTTCCTATAAGATACAGCGCGATAGACAACGTAGGTGATATTAGTTTTGATGTTTCACTTAACACCGATACTTTTGATTATGTTACTGGAACTACTCCTATAACTCAAAAAGTTAATACTGGTTATGTGTTTAACTTTGATGACAGAACTGAATATACTAGAGAGTTAGGATGGCAAACAGCGATTGCCCCTAGCGAACAGTATCAAGTTTTCCAGTTTAACTATGAAACACCGAGTAGTACATCTGTTACTGCCGGGTCATTTGTGCTAGGGGTAACATACACTATTACAACGACAGGAACAACCGATTTTACCCTAATAGGAGCCTCGGATAGCAATCCAGGTACTGTGTTTACTGCTACCGGAGCTGGAACAGGTACAGGTACAGCGAAGGAGACCGTAACATTTGTTTGTGACATTGCGGCATTACCTGAACAAGAAGGAACTTGGACTAGTATACAAGTATTTGTAAACAATGCTTGTCAGTGTGTTAGTCAGTATGAATATACTATAGGCACAAACACTACTACTATTGAGTTACTAGATCCTAGCAAACTAGAAAACAATACACCAATTGAAGTATTAATTTTAAGCAATCAAATTAGTAATCAAGCTTACTACACAATACCAGTTAACTTAGCTAACAACCCATTTAACCAAGATTTACAAACAGTAAACGTTGGTGATGTTAGACAGCAGTACAGAGACATTTATATAAATGCTCCAGGTATTTTAGGTCCTGTATTTGGTTCTAACAACTACAGAGACTTAGGTAACTTAGTACCTTACGGCACAAAAATAATTCAAAACAGTGCGTCACTTGTATTGCCAGGAACATTCTTACGCAAAACAGAACACAACTTGTTTGATGCTTTAAAGTTTAACAGTAATGAGTATGTAAAATTTAAAAACTTGTTAGTAGACACTATTAACAATGCTGAATATGTTCAACAATATACTCCGTCTGAAATTTTAGATCAAGCAATGGATATTATAACCGCAGCTAAAAGTCAATCACAAGCTTTCTTTTGGAGCGACATGATCCCTGCTAAAGCACCTCTAAGAAGCAACACGTATACGTTTGCTAATAACTTAGATACAAGCATTTATCCATTAACTACCACATATAACTTTGCTTCTGCTAACTACAATGGGGTTTTAGTTTACTTAACAAGAGTCATCAGCGGCGTAACTGTACAAAAACAATTAACTAACGTACAAGATTATACTATAAGTCAAGATGCTCCTTCGTTAACTGTTACGTTAGACTTATTAGCAGGTGATCGTATTACTGTTAAAGAGTATAATCAAACTTATGGCAGTTATGTACCAAACACTCCAACTAAATTAGGATTGTACCCTGCTTCTAAACCTGAAGTAGTGTTAGACACTGCTTACACACAACCAACTTACTTTATTAAGGGACATGATGGTTCTTATAACAAACTATATGGTTCTTACAATGTTAATTTAGGTGTGTTAGACGATTTTAGAGATCAAGGTTTATTAGAATTTGAACTAAGAGTTTATAACAATCTTAAATTAAGTAGTACAGTACCTATTCAAGCTTATGAAGTATTGCCTGGATTCTTTAGAGATACCGATTACACATACAGTGAATTCTTACAAATGTATAGTGAAAGTTTCTTGAACTGGGTAGGTCAAAATAGACTAGATTATAAGACTCAAGTATTTTCTAAAGTAAATGAATTTACTTACAATTATACTAATGCGGCTAACAAACTAACTAATACACCTATTGAGCAAGGTTATTGGAGAGGAGTGTATCAGTACTTTTACGACACTACTACTCCTAACGCTACACCATGGCAAATGTTAGGATTTACTGATCAACCTTCTTGGTGGATTACACGTTATGGTCCTGCTCCATATACCAGTGATAACTTGATTCTTTGGAATGATTTAGAACAAGGTATTATTTGGAATAATGGAGTACCTATTACAGTTGAAGCAGTTGCTCGTCCTGGCTTAACAGATATCATTCCAGTAGACAGTGCAGGTAACTTAATTTCTCCGTTTGTATCAATCGTAGGTAATTATAACGCTAACACATTCCAACGAGATTGGAAAGTGGGTGACGATGCTCCTGTTGAACTAAGCTATCGTAGAAGCTCAGCTTATCCATTTGATTTGATGAGAATATTTGCGTTAATGAAACCTGCTAACTTCTTTAACTTGGGAGTAGATTTAGACAACTACAAATATAACGTTGAATTTAACCAGTATCTTGTAAATAACAGAAGTCATTTAGTAATCAGTGACGTTGAAATTTATGGTTCTGGAACAGCTAAAACAAGTTATATTAACTGGATAGTTGATTACGAAAAACAACTAGGTATAAACGCTACACAAAATATTACTGATTTGTTAGATAACTTAGATGTAAGATTAGTATATCGTTTGGCTGGTTACAGTGATAAAAATTTATTAAAGTTTTACGTAGAAAAAGGAACACCAAACAGCAGAAATGCTTCATTGTTAATTCCAGATGAAAGCTATTCGTTGCTTCTTTATGATAACCAACCATTTGATCGTATTGTATACTCAGGTGTTGTAGTACAAATTACTCAAAATGGTTATGCTGTGTTTGGTAATTCACAAACTACCGCATATTTCAAAATACTAAAGCCAATAAACAATGGTAAGTATAATAACATTGAAGTAGAAAATGAAAGAGTACGAGTTGCTACTGATTATTCTACACAAGAAGTAATAGTTCCTTATGGTACTAGATTTTTTAGTCTACAAGAAGTAGCACAATTCTTATCAAGTTACGGTGCGTACTTAACTTCACAAGGTATGATTTTCAATGATATCATAGGTGGAATAGAAGTTACTTGGGATCAAATGGTTAGTGAGTTCTTATACTGGTCTCAAACTGGTTGGGAAGTGGGAAGTATTATTTTATTAAACCCTTCTGCTCAACAATTAAAAATAGACAAAGAAAGTTCTATTGTACAGCCATTAACAGTTCAAAATACTAACTTTGTATTAAATCAAAACTTGTATCCAATACAAGCAAAAGATTTGAGTGTGTTTAGAAACGGTACTGAGTTTAGTGTAACCGCACTTAACCAAGGCGACACTGTTTCTTATGGACAATTTAATTTAAGCAACTTTGAACATGCTATTGTATTTGACAATGAAACACTATTCAACGATACAATTTACAACTTAATTACTGGATTAAGACAAAGCAGAATTTTTGTACGAGGTACAAAAACTGCTGAATGGAATGGTACAATAAATGCTTCAGGGTTTATATTAAACCAAGACAATATTCAAGAATGGTCAAGAGCAGTTAAGTACACCAAGGGATCAATCGTACTTTATAAAAACAAATACTGGACTGCACTAAAAGTTATTGAACCAAGTAATATATTCAATGAAAGAGATTGGAAAGAAACTGATTACGATGAAATACAAAAAGGATTATTACCTAACTCATCAACTAGATCATATGAAAGTGCTTTGTACTATGATACCAACAAAGCTAACTTAGAAAATGATGCTGACTTATTAGGGTTCTCATTGATTGGTTACAGACCAAGAGATTATTTGGCATTAGTAGATTTAACTGACATTACTCAAATCAATGTTTATCAAAACTTAATCAAAAACAAAGGTACTCGCAACGCTGTTACCGCATTCAAAGGAGCTACTTTACCACAAGGTGGTATTGAGTATGATGTATATGAAAACTGGGCAATTAAAAGTGGTGAATATGGTGGCTTGTTAAATAAAAACTTTGTTGAATTTAAAGTTAACGAAACCAACTTAACAGGCAATCCTGCCATCGTTAGTTTAACTAATGGTGTATACACTCCCGGTTCTCAGCAAGAAGTACCTATATATAGTTTGTTCAACTATGCTAGACCAATAGACACACCTGACATTTTAAGTACAATTAATCCTTCTACACCTTCACAATTATATCCTGATGCTGGATATGTAAACTTTGATGATGTTAGAATGTCGTCTTACTTTTATTCAGGATTGCCGTTAGCTAGGGATAAAAACAACGAACTAACACCAATCAATGATTTTTATGTAAGAGACTACGCTTGGTTAGCAAACTACTTAGAAGATTGGGACGTATTAACTTGGAAGCCGGTTGGAAGAGTAATCGCAGTAAGAAGCAATTTAAATAGCACTGCTACTGTAACGTTTGCTCAGCCGCACGGTTTATCAAGATTGCAACCATTGTCTATTATAAATTATGCAACAAACGTAGACGGATATTATGTAGTTGCTAATATAGTTAACTTGAACGAAGTTATCATTAACTTGCCTGTAGCTACTGAAATAGTAAGCACTGGACAAGGCATTGGATTAACTTTTCAGTCACAACGAGTAGATAAGCCTTCTGATATTAATGAACTACCTTTACTTGATACTGAGTTTGTTAAGAACACAGTGTGGGTAGATGAAAGTACTGACGGAAGTTGGGCAGTTTACAGAAAGAGTTTGAACTATCAGTATAATAATGAAGTAACAAAAACTAACAGCACTACATTTGGTAGTGCAGTTGCATACACTGATCAAGCAGGATACTTAATAAGTGATGCTGGCTTAGGTGAAGTATACCGTTATGCAAAAAATTCTACTAACAATTACCTTATTGTAGAAACTTTAACTGGTGGAACTTCATTTGGATCACAGATCGTTTATGCAGGAAATACTTATATAATTTCTAAACCAACTAGTACTCCAATAGTTCGTGTTTACATAATTAATGATAGTCAACTATCAGATGACTTTTTATTATGTCAAACTATTGCGGCTCCAGGTGGAGTAAGTAATTGGGGCAGCGAACTAGCTATTTCCGGAGATCAAAACTGGCTTTATATTTCTGATACTGCTAACAACAAAGTACACACTTATCGCAAGCAGAATATTTTGTTAAATGCTGGTTTCTTTGTCAACGGTGAAACTTATGTTATCAATGAGTTAGGTACAACTAACTTTACTTTAATTGGCGCAATTGAAAACAAAGTAGGTATTACATTTGTTGCTACTGGGGCAGGTACAGGCACAGGTAAAGCGACTCAAATTACTTATAAAGCATCTACAATAATTGATGGGCAAGCATTAAGCTTAGTGACATCAAATGATAATTTCAGTAAAGCAATTACTACAGACTATTACAGTGATGTATTAGTAGTAGGCGCACCTGATAAAGATTATGATGGTAATATTGCTAACTGGGGAAGTGCTTTTGCATTTTCTAGAGCAGTACAAAATATAGAAGTTCAATCTAATACGTTTATTGGTTTGCCGCAAACTTTCCCGTTAGCTTGGGCACCAGTAACACACGATGCAAGAACAGGTAGTGCGGTATCAAGCAATTACATTACAGCTAACGCTTCAATGACTGGTTTTGCAGTAAATGATCCTGTTATGTTCTCAGGTACAACTTTTGGTAGTACTGGCATTCAGCCTAATATAGTTTATTATATTCAGGATATTTCAGGTAGCACATTTACTATTAAACAATCGCGTTCTATCTCAACGCCTATTACATTGATTAACGATTCTGGATTATCATTTAGTATTTTTGTACAAATAAATCCACTTTATGTATTCAAAAACGGTGTGCTTGTACAAGATAACAACTATGGTGTTGTGGGAACAAACACTTTTGTGTATTCAAATAACTTAGTAGCCGGTGATATTATCACAGTAAGCGATAGTAAGTTTACTTACGCGCAAACTTTTACATCAAATTATAATAATAGAGTAGGCACTCAGTTTGGTTATTCACTTGATACTATTCAATCAGGTTCTGAAATATTAATAGGATCTCCTTTTGAAATTAGTGACGAAAATCAAGAAGGTGCAGCATATAGATTTACAAATGCAGGAGCAAAATTTGGTTTAGTAACTGGTGTAAATGCTTGTACTGTTACTGCTGTTCGTCCTTTATTAATAAACGGATATTTGATTAATATACCTGTAGGAAACGCAACAGTTGTAGCTAACGCCATTAATGATGCTAATAAGGCTAACATTATTACTAACATTCAAGCAGCAGCTACTGTAGATAATAAACTAATGATTCAAGTTATTAATACTGATCTAACTCAGGTTAATCAGAAACTAATAATAACAGCGGTTGATACCACTACATTAGTAGAATTAGGTATTCAAGTATATACAAACACACAAGTTATTACTTGTCCACACGTATTTGGTGCTACTCAGTTTGGTTCAGTTGTTCAATTCAACGAGCAAGATTCTGTAGTAATTAGTGCTCCTGTAGCTACTCGTTATGAAGGAACTACATTTGACTTTGTAGACGATGAGTTTTATCAAAATGATACTGTATTTGATAACAATGCTACACAGTTTATAGATACTGCACCAAACGCTGGCGCAGTTTATATGTTTGATTACATTTCAAACTATAACGAGAACTTAACTAATATTGGTGAGTTTGTATACGCACAGTCTGTAAACAGCAAAGACAGAGAATATGGTTTCAATCCACTTTATGGCACTGCTTTAGATTTTAACAGCAATGTAGTAATGATAGGAACACCTAACTTCTTACCAGAGTCTGTTGACGGTCAGGTAACTGTTTATGAAAACGAAACAGGTATTAAAGACTGGTCAATATACAGAAATTCTGCGCCAGTAGTTGATATTGAAAGCATACAAAATGCTCAGTTATTCAGTGCTGAAACTAACAATACACTAATCAATCTTGATTACATTGATCCATTACAAGGTAAATTGTTAGGTTCAGTAAGACAGAATATAGATTATGTTTCTTCAATTGACCCTGCTAACTATAACAGTCAAGAAATTATAGATGCACAATCAGGATTATTATGGGGAGCAGAAAAAGTTGGAAAAGTATGGTTTGATACTGTTAACGTTCGTTTTGTAAACTATCATCAAAATGACTTGGTGTACAATAGCAAATATTGGGGAACAGTATTCCCGGGCAGTGATGTAGCAGTGTATACTTGGATAACAAGTAATGTTCCTCCTAGTAACTATCAAGGTCCAGGAACACCAAAAGATGTTTCCGACTACACGGTATCTAGTGTACTAGATGCTTCTAATGTAGCAGTTCCAATTTATTACTTTTGGGTTAGAAACTCTAACATTATCTTTAGAAAAGAAGGCAAAACTCTTTCTGACACTATTATAGAATCTTATATTAGTAACCCTAAGAACTCAGGTATTGCTTTCTTTGCTCCTTTAAGACAAAATTCATTTGCGATTTATAACAGTACTGAATACTTTAACGCAAATGACACAGTGTTCCACATAGGATATGCTAACGGAACAAGTAACGATGAAGCACACGTAGAGTATACATTAATTAAAGAAGATTTTGCTGATGACTTTTTACCAGGCTTACCTAGACTAGGTATCAATGCAGAACCTGAAGGTCTATATGACAGAATGCTAGACAGCTTAGCTGGTGTTGATGAGTTGGGAAGTGTAGTACCTAATATATTCTTACCAAAAGCTGTACAATCAGGTGTGTTAGCTAGACCAAGACAAAGTTTCTTCTACAACCGTTTCTTGGCGCTAAAGAATTATTTAACTTATGCTAATGAAATATTAGTTCAATATCCTATCAGTGAAATTAGACCTGATATATCTTTCTTGTTTGCTGAAGGTGAGTTTTATAATACACCTGACTACTGGCAGTATATTAACTGGTGGGCACCAGGCTTTGATAACAATACTAGATCGGCGCTGCAAGTTCCACTATATGCCGACTTATCCACTTTAACAGTAGCAACAGATACTATCGTAACTGTGGAAAATAATGGTAGTGGTAAGTTTGAAGTGTACATATACAACGGTAGTAACATCTGGAGTAGAATAGGTTTAGAAAATGGAACTATTGAATTTAACTTAGCTCTTTGGGATTATGCTGAAGCAAGACTTGGATTTGGTGACAATTTCTTTGACGCTAGCCCATATGACGAATATCCAAGTGAAGAAACTAGATATATCGTTCGTGCGTTAAATGAACAAATTTATATTGAAGAACTATTAACTTTTAGAAACAAAAGTTTGATCTTGTTGTTTGAATACATTCAAAGTGAATCTACTGAGTCTCAAAATTACTTACCATGGTTGAATAAAACGTCATTAGTTGATGTATCACATACCATAAGAGAATTGTTACCTATAGAAGTATTTCAAACTGATAATCAAGAATTTTTAGAAGGGTATATTAACGAAGTTAAACCATATCATGTGGTGATAAAAGAATTTGTATTCAAATACACAGGTACTGATACTTATGATGGTAATATAACTGACTTTGACTTGCCTGCTCAGTATGATAAATCAGTAAATCAGTTTATTACTCCTTCATTAGTATATACTAATCCAAGCGGTAGTAACGAATATACAGATACTGATGATATTTGGCAAACTGCACCTTACACTCAGTGGTTTCAAAATAAAGGTGTAAGTTTAACCGGTCAGCCTAATTATGAAATAACATTATTAGATTCCTACATGACTTTAGGATCTTCATTTATGTTTGTAGACAATGCTCAAGGCTTGCCTATTAACGGAGTTATCACAATAGGTAACGAACAAATAGGATATTCTTCAGTAGATAGAGCATTAAACTTGGTTCAGGGTTTGAGCCGAGGATTAAACGGAACTTCTATAACAGTACACTTCCCAGGAGAAAGAATATTTATTGACTTACCTGAAGTTGTAGTGTTAAACGGAGGAAAAGGATACACTGAACCTCCAAGAGTAACCGCGTATGTAGATTTAGAACTGTATCCTGCTCCTACTACAGAAGCAGTATTTGAAGCAGTAATGAGTTTAGATTCAGTTTTAAGTATTAACGTAATAGATCCTGGTCAGGGATATATGGTTCTTCCTGAAATTAGAATAGATCCTTCAGTAGTAATATCATTTACTAATGCTGATATTAACTCAACATTACACACAATAAGAGTTTATGGTCCTAACTTAGCTACCGGAGACTTAGTACTGTTTAAACAAAGTGATGCTGGGGTCGGTCGTTTAGC